TTAGTAAATCCGCAACTGGAGTGCGATTGTGCCGATCAGAAAAAGGTCATCATTCTGAAAGGAGTCTATAATCTGGACCCGGTAGTCTAAATTAAAAGGATGGAGGACAACCTGAGCCCGCTTGGGATCAAGCTGGACACGTTTTATCGTCACTGCTCCATCAACTCGCACTGCACAGACAGCATTATCCGCTAAGCGCCAATCATAGCAACGTCTTATCAGCACCAAATCGTTATGTTCGATATTGGGCTCCATACTCTTGCCATTGACCCGAAACAGGAGATACTCTTCAGCTTGAGTTCTGAGGTAAGTTCTCGGTATTTCAATCTGTTGTAATGGCTCGTAATTGTCGGGCACTAAAACGGGTTCTCCGGCGGAAATTTCCGCAGACACGGGGAAGATTATGGTGCGATTGTAAATCGCTTCCACAGTATCGGTTAAGACTGGTTTACCATTGATGAACTGCACCTTCTTAGTCTTCTTATGCTCCGGCTTGATCTCCCAGGGTAAGGAGACATACATGCTACCTTCACCCCTGAGCAACCAGTTCAAGTTAATCTTCAACTCAGCCAATTTGGATAAAAAATCAGGGTCAGGCATCCGTTCATCTCGCTTATATCTACCTAAGGAATTATAGGAAATGCCCATTTCGTCTGCGAATTTCTTAGAAGTCATATTTAATGCTTTGATAACGATATCGAGCCGATGACCAACAGTGTAAGTTGCCATCTTATCCCCCTTTGTAAATAATCTCTATTGACAAATACCCGATTGGGTATCATAGTGCAACTGTGAACAACATAAATACCCAAAGATGTTGTGTCAAGAGATTTAGTAAATAGTGTGAATGTGCGGCGGAATATTCCGGCGGGGTTGGAAGTTGCGGAAGATACCGGAAAATCACAGAAAGGACTTCCCAACATCTTGCAAGACAGGTAAGTAGCACCCATATAAACAATGGGAGGCGCTTATGAAAGCGACGAGTTTTAAGCCGGTTAGCCGCATGCGGTGTGACACCCCCAAAAGCGACCACTGTGACAACCAGTGTGACAAGCACTGTGACACATGTCGTTCCAAACGGGTTAAATGCAATCTACCGCAAGAGTTGATAGCCTGTCACAGTGCTTTTAGCAAAATGACAGGGAAAACACCGACCACTGTGACACGTTTTGTCACAGTGGTTGTCACAGTGCTAGGCAATTATGCCGAAAGGTTGAGAATGTCGAATAAGAAGATTAGATCTGTCTGGCTGACCGTAGAAAGAGTAGCTGAACTAAAAGGCTGCTCAGTGCGGACAGCCTGGAGATATATAGGTAAGGGTAATATGCTTACCCATAAAGAGCAGATAGCCATCGGCTCAGCCAGAGTGGTCAAGACTTTTGTAATGACTGACCCGGCTCTGCTGACTGCCGAGATGGAGGACTGCAATTTACGGTGTGTGGTACCGGCTGAGTTTATAGAACGTAAAATCGAGCTGGGAGACAAGCAGATGAACAGCGCTTTGATCTATGGTTATAGTGAGAGTGACTCGGTGGGAGGCTATAATGAAGCTTTTTGATATCAACATCGAGGAATATGCGGAGTTCTATCAGGAAGTGATGACCTATGCCAATGCCAATCCGCATCACAAAATCAAGGCTATAATCATTGATGATGAAGCAGATAGCACTGGTGAGAACTCCGAACGGGTACATGTAGTGCGTTCTGAAGTTCATGTACCGCAAGTACCTGCGATGCCAATAAAGCACTATATACCGTATCAAGAGAAGCCAGATAGTAAAGAACTCGACCTCAGACCCAAAGACTTCATCTCCAATCAGCATGAACAGGAAGCCAGGTTATTCGGTCAGTTCTGCACGGTGGTAATGGATAGACTCAATTACTGTAACTCCCGGACAGCCGAGTGGAAACAGATAACCACAGACTTCAATAATAGAACCCTGGTGCCGGAGCTATACAATATAGTAGGCAGCCGTAATGAACGGGCTCTGCGTATGTGGATAGAGCGGTTCATTGATAATGATCAAGACATGTATGCCATGCTGCATAAGGGCAAGAATAAGAGCCGGGGACGTAAAGTCACCTATCTGGAACAGAACTACCTGCTCAGTAAGCTGCTTGGACCTAATAACATTAAAATCGGCTCTGCCATCCATAGCTTAAAGACGGCAGCCCGGCTGGGATGCTGTGAATCACCGACCAGTGAGCCAACCCTCAAACGCTGGTGCAAGGACTGGATTGAGAACCATCCTGCCGAGTGGGCACAGGCAACCAAGGGCAGTAAGTATGTAGCCGAACGCATAGTAAAGACGATCCTGCGGGATGACTCGATGCTCAAGGTCGGAAGTGTCTGGGTAGCAGATGGTCATAACTTAGCCTTTGATATCATCAACCCCAAGACCGGTAAAGCTCAACGCATGACCCTAATTCTGGTTCTGGACTGGGCAAGCCGATATCCGGTGGGAGCATCTCTGGCTGTAACGGAAGATAGCCAACACATCCTGACTGCCTTCCGCAATGGCTTCCTGAACTGGGGAGCGGTACCGGAGTATGTCTATTTAGATAATGGCAAGGCTTTCAAAGCCAAGCTCTTTCATGAGCAGTGGGATAACCATGACTTGGAGAAAGAACTGGCAGGCATCTTCCCCCGGCTCGATATCGGAGTAGCCTTCGCAGAGAGCTATAATGCCAAAGCCAAAGTAATCGAACGCTTCTTCAAGACCATGCAAGAGCAACTGGAACGCTTCGTATCGACCTTTAGAGGCTCATCCATAGCCGATAAACCTGCCACTCTGATGCGTAATGAAAAATGGGCTCAGAAGATGTTCAAGGGAGAGGCACCCACAGTGGAAGAGACGATGCAGCTGATTGCCTTCTATGTCAGACATGTCTATGGCGAGACCCCGCATGCTGCTCTGAAGGGTAAGACACCTTATCAGGTATTCAGCACTTCCCAACTGCCTCAGGAGCGCGTGGTCGCACCAGACCGGCTCAACTTCCTGATGCTGTCAGCAGAACGCAAGAGTGTCCGTAACCAGGGTATCAACTTAGATGGCAAGATATACTGGCATCCTGAGTTGGTAGACCAGATCGGCAAGCCGGTAGTCATTAGATACGACTATAACGATGCCCGATGGATACTGGTCTATGACAAGCATGACATCTTCATCTGCCAGGCAGAGATCAGAAGGACTCAACATGCCTTTATCCATGTAGCTATGGATAAACCAACTGCTCATAAAGAACTCAATACGGAATATAACCAAGTCAAGAAACTGCGCCGGGATACAGCAGCCAAGACCAAGAAGTGGATACGGCAGTCGCAGGAAGCAGTGGATAGATTAGTCAAACCTCTGCCTATCAGTACAGTGGAACTTCCCATGTTTGCCAATCAGCCGATGATCTCGGCTCCCCAGCCCAGCCCGGTGGATGAGATTGCCAGATTAGACCAACTGCTGATGGCAGAGACGGAGCAGACCGATTTTCAACCCAGTATAGAAACCCTAACAACCATTAAAGCTGATGCTGATATTGATGCTAATGCTGATACAGAGACATCTACTGAAGGCTCTTTAATCGAGACCCATACCTTCCCCGAACTGCTGAAATTAATCGGATTTAAATAGGAGAGATCATGAAACAAGGAATATTAGTCAGAACCGAGAATGTGATCAGCGCTGATAGCTGCATCAATTATCTGTTGGACAGACCCAAGATGGAGATGGTCGGACTGGGACTGCTTTATGGCAAGCCCGGACTCGGCAAGACCACCTATGCCAAACGCATGGCTTTCAGTAAGGGCTATGTCTATCTGAGATTAGAAGCCACGACCACTCCCAAGGCTTTTGCGATGGAGTTATTATCCAATCTCTATAAACGCTTCGGACTGGGAGAGTATATACCCTACGGCACAGCCAATAACCTCTTTAAGCTCTGTCTGCAGAGCCTGGAAGACCATCCTGATACCATTATCATTATCGATGAGATAGACTATGCCTTCCGGCATCCTCAGCTCTTGGGTGCGATCCGGGACATCGTGGATGAGACAACCGCAGTGGTCATCCTGGTCGGGATGCAGAATGCTAAAGACCGGCTGTCACAGATCAATGAGTACTACTTTGACAGATGCAATGTCTTCTATGAGTTCAAAGCTGTCACCAAGAAAGATGTCGGCCAACTCTGCCGGGATATTTTGGAAGTTCCCTTCGCTCCTGATGTGGTTGACTATGTCCACTTCAACTCCTGTGGTAACCTGCGTAAAGCCATGAAGCTCATCCACACAGTGGAAGAGATTGGTAAACACCGTAAACTGGCTAAGGTCAGCCAAGCAGATTTACAAGTCTGAGCTTACTATGACTGATAAAGAACTGCTCTATAACTTTGCCGGTCAATACAATCGACCTTTCACCTTGGAGACGATGGCTGCCTTTACCACTGTCAGCATCGAGAGCATACCTCCTATACTGGCAGAGCTGATCAAGACTGAGAAGGTCAAACAGATCGAATCTAATCCTGCCATCTATGTCCGCTGTAACCGCTACCATGCCACTTTAGGTTATCAGCACTACAAGGGTTGGAGCTTTGACCTGAGGTCAGTTCATCAACTCTTAGATATCTTAGAACAAGGCAAATATAAGTCGATTCGGGACATTGCCCAAGCCATCAACCGCAGCCGGCAGTGGGTGTATATCTACTTGGAAGCTTTGGCATCCATAGAAGTCATCAATCTGGTCGGCTACGTATATATCGTAGTCTCCAGAAAGAACGTGCCTAAGATCGGCAGGAAAGTCCAGAAGGGCATCCTGGGACAACTTCGCAACCTTAATAAGATGCATGCATACCGGCGCATAGACTGATAGCTAACAACTAACAATACAGACAGACGAGGGTATTACTATGACGAAAGAACAGAGAGAACGCTACCTGCGGCAAGATATCCATGCCCTGCGGGTCACCAAGTTCAAATGGACTGTTGACCAGTTCAAAGCTTTACTTAAGGAACTGGACTTTGGTGAATCCCTGACTGCTCTGGATGAGATGATCCTGACAGAACTCAAGCTTATACTGATGCGTGTCCGCATAACCGGCAAGCCTGATGAATATACCTATGACCAGCAAGGTATGTATATGCACTCTCTGATGAAGCGAGCCGGCTGGGATGAATACAGCCTGCGCACCTTTCTGATTACCCATTACCATAAAAGCCACTGGAACTTACTGGATGCCAATCAGCGCAAAGCCGTTATCGCTATGTTCCAGAAGTACGTTGCCAAACGCAGCCAAGCTGCTGCTGAGCAAGATGCTCTGCAGGACTATGACCAGAATCCCATCCCCGACCTCAATCCTAATAAAGAGCATAACTTAGAAAACAAGAAAAAGACTAAATCAAATAAAGCTAAAATAAACCAGGAGGTTTCAAATGGAAACGAACCAAGAGAAAAGTAAAAGCAGCAAAACCCCGATTGAACGTACAATGCTGGATGCCAGGGGCCGGGAAATCCCTCTCAAGTTAGTCAAGACCGAGATCATCAAACAGGATGCGGTCATCCGCAGAACCATGGACAGGGTGAAAAGCCTGCATAAGCGCATCATCCATGATAAAGCCCGGCTCTTTGAAGAGTTGGAAGGCTACTTAGAGTTCATGGCAGAGAAGCATGGTCTGCACTGGAAAGGCAATGCCATCCTGCTCAGTTTTGATGAGCAGTACAAAGTGGAGATCCGTTTCAAAGAGAATATCCAGTTCGGCATTGAACTGCAGCTTGCCAAACAGAAGATTGATGAGTGCCTGAAAGCCTGGACTACCGACTCCAATGTCAACTTGAGAGCTATCATCACAGAAGCTTTCCAGGTCGATAAGAAAGGTGAGATAGCCAAGCACCGCATCCTTGCCCTGCGTAAGTACAATATCAAAGACCCGACCTGGAAAGAAGCAATGGAACTGATCGATTCGGCAATCAATGTCACTTCCACCAAACAATATGTAGCTTTCTACGAACGGGATGCTGCCGGTAACTACCAGCAGATAGTCCTCAACTTCAGTGCGCTGTAATGCCAACTTGCCAGATACTGTGGTAACCTTTAGCAACCTGATTTGATAAATACCCAGGAGCAGAATACATGGATTACATGAGAAATAATAATGCAGCCCAAACCGTACCTGACGAACCACTGAACTTCTTTAAAGAAGACCGCAGTTATCGTCCGGATGAGATAGCCGATGCCCTTAAAGTCGACCGTTCGACCGTCTATCGCCTGATTAGAGAGATTAGTGACCCTCTGCCGGCATATCGTATTAAAGAGCAGGGACAACTCCGCTGCTTCGGCAGAGACATCAATAAATACCTGGAGAACCACAAGGTACAACCTCACAATGAGTAATGACAAAGAGTTCCGCATCAAGAAAGATAACTGCAAGGAAGCTTACCTGAATGGTAAGACCAATATTGATGAACTTGCAGTTATCTTCGGCATCTCCGAGATCACCGTCCGCAAGTGGATCAAGTCGGGTAATTGGAATAGTCTGTTCAAGGAAGAGCGTAAGCTCGACCACGAGATCAAAGTAGCCAGAAAACGGGCTTTGATCCAAGCCTTGAGAGAATATGCCAAGAACCCGGCTGATACCGCACTGCAGTCCCTTGTCAGTCTCATTAAACAGAACCAGAAGGATGATGAACCGGCTCGGGAACTCAATGACTATATCGTAAAGTTTATGGATCAAACCACCGACTTCATGGTCGAGAAAGGCTATGAAACACTACTTAAGCAGTTCCAAGGTATTGTCCTGGATTTAGCTGACTATCTTCGTATTAGAAACGGATAATCATCATGACACCTCATAAGATTAATCGACCCCATATCTCCCTGACTAACTCCAATCCAAAGCAAATCCCCGAGCGTTATGCCTAAGAAGTTCATTCAGCGGCATAACAAGGCATTGACGGAGATCGCAGCCAAGACGATCTCCGTTTTGCCATTTATAGACGATAATCCAGAAGCCAGAGAGGAAAGGATAGCCCGAACCAAAGGTGAAGGCTGGGACTCGTTTTCCTTTTTCTGCCGGACTTACTTTCCCCACATCTTTCCACTACCTTTCTGCCCAGCCCACAACATTATGTTTGATGAGACTGATAAGAGCACAGGCATCATCGGCATCACAGGTTTTCGTGGACTGGGCAAAACGGTACTGATGGGAGTGGTTTATCCGATCTGGAAGATTATCAAAGGTGAGAAGTATGTTATCCATACGGCTGCCGATGTCGATCTTTCGCAGGAACGGACTGCCTTCACTCTGCATGAACTGACCAACAATAGAAGATTGCTTGGTGACTATCCTGAACTGCAACCTGTTGACTCTTTTGACTTGGATTTCTATCTTAAGAACAAGACCCGCATCAGAGCCAGGAGTATTAAGCAATCGCATCGTGGAACCCTGAATCCCAAGACTGCCAAACGTCCCGGACTGATTATCTGTGATGATATAGACAAAGAAGAGAACATGGGTAATCAGTCTATCGGTAAGAGACGTATGGACAAGATTACTCAGGAGTTGGCAGGAGCCTTGGCCCCGGAAGGAACAGGCAAGGTAATCTGGCTCGGTAACCTTGTGCATCCCAATTATGCCATCTGCCAGTTCCAGCAGCTCATAATAGACGATTTAAAGGCAGATAATCCTGACTTGGATGTTGCTCTTAAACCAGTCTTAAAATGCCACCAGAGAGCTATTATGCGCTTTCCTTTGGAGAATCCCGACGGTAGCTCTGCTTGGGAAGAGCAATACCCTACAAGTACACTCCCCAACCTGAGAGCTAAGTTCGGCAGTACCGGTTACCAGAGAGAGATGCTCGGTCAGCCGGTCATCGAAGGCAATATCTTCAAGCACCAGTGGTTCACCAAATACAGAAACCTGCCTGCTCCAGCACTTATGAAGCGGGTCTGGATGTATGCTGACCCGGCATGGGGCGAGAAGGGCTGCTTCAAAGCTATCATCTCCATAGGCTATGACGGCAATAGGTTCTATGTAATCCATGTCTGGATAAGACAGACTGAGAATACCAAGTTCTTCAGATACTACCATGATACCTATCAGGAACTGGAATCTATCTACAAAGCCAAGTTCCGCTCTGCTATCGAGACCAGTTACGGTCAGGCTCGTATCCTTGCTGACTTTGACAGGTGGGCTAAGGATAACAACCTCAATCCCATCTCCCACAGAATCAAACGTATTGATAACAAGGAAAACAAGAACCTGAGAATAGAGAGAACTGAGACCAGCATCGAGACAGCCAAGATACTCTTTCCTGATGGTCAGGATACACCCACCCTGATATCTCAGTTCCTCACCTATCCTGATGGTTATATCGATGGCTGTGATGCATTAGCCGGGTGTCTGGAACGCTTCAATGAATACGACATTGGCAGGAACAGAGTCCGGGTCCGGAGGTTTTCGTTCTGATGCAGTATTATGATCAGATTATGTTGGAGTATTACCGGGTCTTAAATAATGCCTGGAAGACAGAAGTCAAAGATGCAGCTTACTTAGCTATCCAAATGCTGAGTGACATGCCAAGAAGTGAGAAAGTCAGCAAGACCCAGATAGACAAGCTGATGGATATCATCAATACTCAACTGGGAGATGACTTTGCTTCCCAAGTAAACGAACCCACCAAAGCCTACATAGACCGCTGTATCCGGCTCGGACTTAAGGATACGCAAGTCAGTGTCCCGGTCAAGGCATCCATCGGACTCTGGGGAATCGAGGACCAGCACCTATCGTCCACTATTCAGAAGCAGCAGATCTTCTGGCTCGGTAATCATTTTGATGCCGATATCCGTCAAAACTTCGCTGATGTGCTATCCAAAGCCATAGATCAGGGATATACTAAGGCAATGCTTGCAGAGACCTTAAAACAGCAGTTTAGTGATATTGGAGAGAAGTCCCAAGCCTACTGGCAGGGATTGGCAGAGCATACAGCTCTCCGGATACGTGAGTTTGGTAGATTGCAGGGATATAAGAAAGCGCATGCTAAGTATTATAAGCTCGTAGTCATCCTCGATGACCGCACTAGCGACATCTGCCGGGCATTGGCAGCTCAAGATAAGGTCTATCCCTTAAACGATGCCACTGAGGTGATGGATAACCTGATGGCTCTGGATACCAAGTCAAACAGCCTGGATGATGCCAGAAACTATATCAAAGCACTCGCACCATGGGTAAGCAATGATCAGATAGTCTATAATAGCAGTGATGAGCCTATTGGTGTCTCCGGAGCGCATACTCCTTTCCCACCCTTTCATTGGAAATGTAGGACAACGACAATGCTACTCAGCTAACTCATTATCTACTGGCTCACACATCATCATGTTATAATGAGCTTCGTGACCCTCATTGATGAAGATTAACTTGAAGACATCTTTGTATAAAGCAATGCCATCATCATTAACTGTATAAAAAGCATCGTCAAAAACATTATGTGATCCAGCGTGTAACCAAGCGAACAAAGATTCGCAAATAGGCTTTCTTGTTCCATCAAATTTATTGCAGATTAGATCGAAATCGATATCACCTAATAAGGTAAAATATGACTCGAGTATTCGTCTCATTACATTTGGTAAAATTTGAGAGTTATTCTCATTATGACTATACTCTGCCCACAATAATTGATACGAGCTTTTTATTGGATTTTTAGGATATTTTTTTACTATAGAACCTGAAGCAGTTCTTTTTACAATCCAATAGGTGATATCATTACAAGATATTCGATCGCTTTTTTTGCAAAATGAGACTTGCTTATAGAAATATACATTATGTGTTAGGACAAAGACCTGTTTTATATTGCAATTAGCCCTTTTTACATCGTTAATAACCTGCCTTATAAGGCTACTCACTACAAACAATACATCATTATCAAGACTTGATACTGGGTCATCAAAAACAACTATGCGATCTCCCGCAAAGTCGGCATCGGATAAACTCCCTTTAATAACACAATAAAAGTACAAAAAAGTAACAAAAGAAATTTCACCCTCACTGAGAGTTGTTTTAGCATCAGTATTATCAGACCTTATGATTTTGTAGAAATCACCCGTTTCAGTTTTATCCAGCTTAAAACCTGAGAATCCAAAATTTTGTAAAATGCCATTTATCTCATCAATGGTTGGCTGAATGCTAATCGTTTGCTTTGTTAGTGCTTGAATCTCTTTAGATTTCGTCTCTATATTTGATTCTGTTTCCGTAATCTTACCGTTCAAGCCACTTATTCCTTTTCCAAGAGTATCTTTTTCTTTGAGATAGTCTTTAATTATATCCTTAAGCTCTTCAGCTACTATGTACTTCCAGACTTTTTGAGTTGTTGATAATCTCTCTGTCTTGATATTTGATATTAACTGATTATGTTCATTAATTTTTGCGTTAGTTTCATTAATTATGCTTGCAATTTCGGACTGAATTACGTCTAAAGGTGCTAAAGTTATAGATCTACTTGGTTCAGTTTTTTTCTCTTCAATAAGCTTCAGGTTGGAAGACAGTTTCAACTCTAAAATACTAAGAGAATTTTTCAATTTCTCTACAACAAGAAACTGAGATGGGTTTTCAGTGAGGTTATTTATCTCTCGAATGACACTGGTTGATAATGATGAATAGTCATCGTACAGCTTTCCAATCTCGTTTATGTCTTTCTGATATGTTGTATCAAAATATTCGGAAAGACTCTTTGATAAAGCCTCTGTGGTATGCTGCTGGCAAAATGGACATATTCTTTCTTGATCGTCATAATACTTCAAACCTTCTTTAACCCAATCGCTCGAGTTCAGCTTTTCGATTAGTTTTGCAATATCAACATCACTTTTCCCGATTACCCTTTTTGTTAGTATTTCACTTTCATTCTGATCGTTTATATGGTCAAAATTTATATTGGGTATTACTATCTCTGGAGTAAGAGTATCACGAAATATGGATAAACATTTTACTTGTAATTCCTCATATGCTCCTATCGGCACATTGTTATGAAACCAATTTTCAAGGACATAGCTTTTAAATTTTTCTGCACTGCTTCTATATCCTTCTAATGCCCCCTTAAAAGCGACGTCATGTTTTCTTTTTTGATCCCAGCACTTATCTGTGAATCTCGTCTCAAGAGACAGCAAATCCTGGTTCTTACCTCCTGAACCATCGTCACCCTCAAGACAAATTTTGTACTTTCTAAGTCGTTCTATTAGCTTTCCCTTTTCACCTTCAAGAGCTTGAATTTTGTTATAGGTTTCGATAGTATCATTTCCCAACGTGAATACACCTTTGATGCCATCTACATGATTAAAATTTGCTTCAACAAAATCCTTATTGTACACGAGAGGATGTAACTGAATGCTATTTGCCCAATGTAACTCACAATCTGTAAAATTGCTAATGTTTTGAATAATCCTACTTATGGTAGTTTTACCAGACCCATTTGCACCATAGAAGTAGTTAAACTTAGATAACTCATCCAATTGAACAGTATCTTCACCATAACTTGCAGTATTTTGAATTGTGATTTTTGTAATCATCAAATCTCCAAGGTTAATTTACTCATCCTAAAGTAAATAATGATAATTCCCAAGTTTAAATTCACATTGGGATTACATCAGTTATTGTAATCCAAATTTTCTACTGGTTTATCCAGCCCATCAAGAAGCTTGGAAACCTGTCCATTAGTACATGCATGTCCTATGACAATTTTGTCTGCCATTTCAATTATCAGTTTGTTACGGATAAAGCAAGTCTGTGGAGTAACTACTTGGACGCTGTCATCAAAGGGACTGACGATAAGCAGATTTCCTTTATCCAATCGAGTTTTAATCTCTGGCTGCCATCTACTGTAAAAACCACGGGCCAGGACGATAACTAAGGGTTGTGTGCCCTTCAGAAGAAAGTGCAGCACGTCCTTTTCTATCTTGCTATGAAATCCACCAATAACACAATTGCCAGCGTTAGCTTGAAAAATTGCCCAATCATAAGACCGTAAAACGCAGGTGGCAGATATCTTGCGACTGCAAAGAAATCCAGTTTTTTGTAAAGACAGTAGAGAGTTATTCCCCATCAATTTGAATTTTGTCATTGTCTCCATCATTTACAATACTGCCCATGCGGTATTTGATATCATAGTTGATAATGTAGTCTAAATCTAGTGTGTTCATTCCGTAAATGTACATTAAATCGTGATCAATTAAATCTATAATAGATTTAGATGCCTTGGGGTAGAACTCTTCTTGTTGACATAGTCCTGTTTTCTCTTGTTTTTCTATTAGACTCATGTTCTCGTAGAGGCTTTCTTCCAATAATCGAACTAATTTATCAAGTCTATCAATACTATAATCATCGGGAATGGTAATAAATCCTAATTCTTTAAGTGTCACATGATAAAGGTCACTAATTGAAGAGTAGACCAAGTAAAACAGACTACTATTTAATATTGCACAAACTAGTACCTTTTCTTTAGTAGAGCTTAGCATTATAACTCTATCACGTGAAATATTCGGATTTTTAAGGTAGGTTGATGCATGCAACCAGTAACCTGCACTATTACTATAATAGACGCGATGATCTGACACCTTCAACCCAGTAATCCTATTCTTGTATGATGATATCTTCTTTAAAATGCGCTTATAGTTATGGTCACCATAACGAGAATAGATTGTTGATTCGTCTTGTTCGATGTATGATATCGAATAGAATAAGCTCCAACGCTCAATCGAGGACCAACGCATATGCTTTGTTCCCCAACTACTATTACAATTTAGCATTCGTTGTGATACGATAATTGCGAGATTTTGTTGAGCACCTGAGAATAGAGTAGCCGGACGGTTTCCGTAAAATGAAATCCAACTGGAACTATTTTTAATGATAGCATCCTTAAGTGATTCCATTCTCGAAGTACAAAGTGCACTTGCAGGAATAATCAAAGCTATTCTGCCTATATTATTAAGTAGCATGATTGATTTTTCATAAACAAATGCATACAGATTCCCACACTTCTCAGTACGATAACCAATGACTTGATATTGAAACTTTGCCTTGTTGTATTCAACATAGGGAGGATTTCCTATAATAACATTAAAACCATCATTATCGTGGATTATCTCATAGAATTCAGCAAACCAATGGAATGGCTGATATAATTCTATCCACCTGCTATAGGATAATGTGTTTGAATGTTGATATAGCATACTATCTAAATGAGCGGTTAGTTCTTTCAGATTTGCGATCAGCTCTGACTTAGCTATTATGAAGTTATTATAATCTTGATAACCTTCAAGTTGAATTTCTTTGTATCGGATAAACGCTAAAGCCACTTTTTGACACATCACTGGAATTGTTTCCTTGTTCTCAGCAGCAGATATTGCGTCACTATCAATGTCTTTTTCAATCTCTTCCCAATTAGCATAGCCGACCAAGGTATTCCCACATCGAATATTAAAGTCGATATCTGGTAGAGGTTCCAGCCCATAATTCTTATGTTTATAATCCGGATCGACACAAGCAACGAGCTTAAGGAATAATCTTAACTTGGCAATTTCCACAGCTTCGTTCATTATATCTACTCCATAAAGATTATTCAAGATAATACTCTTATAGATGAAGTACTCCAGATTAGGGTGAGATGGACTATCGACAATATCAAGTTCCTTTTTCATGTGGCTGGTGCTATGCCCTGGATGGTCTGCTACAAAGTCCCTCATTCGGCTAATACAGGCTTCGTAGAGGTCTTCCAGGATATTCATAGCAGCAAAGAGAAAAGCTCCTGAGCCACAGGTGGGATCAAGAACGGTTATGGATTTGAGAGCATTATAGAATTGGAAGACTAACTTTTGATCTTCCGTTTCATTGATAAGGTCAAGGGCAAATTGACGGATATCAAGGTTGTGGGTGATAAAGTCGTTTATCTGAGCGATATCACCGCTTGTTATATGCTGTTTCACCTCAATATAACGCTGTCTTCGGGCAATCACTTCTCGCCAGATTTCTGTCGGCAAGGCAGCATCAGAAGGCGCAGGCTGGTTCCAGCATCGACGTAACCCTACCAGATTATCCTGTTCTGGATCAAGTCCAGATTTGATGTCGTCAGGTAGGTCTTGCCATAAATTATCGGGGTTTATCCCATACTTTACAGCATTATAGATGTACTGATCCTCACTTGACTTGATCTTTTGCCAGATTTCCCCATCCGATTTGAAAGCATCAGGATATTTACGCTGTACTTCATCAAAGAGATAAGGCAGGATAGTGTTTTTGCCAATGTAATCTGTGATATCTTCTTTGGTATAATAAGCTCCCATCTGAGCCCTGTCGTTTATGTACTTTTCAAAGATGTAGCCAATTACATCAGGATTAACGTCTCTGCCTGAAGCTGTTTCACTTATATCAAGGTGCCAATTAAATTCATCAAAAAAATTGAAGAGAGACTCGAAAGCATCATCAGTAATATTGATCTGTCCCTCATACTTTGTTTCCAGTTCATGTTTAGAGAATATACCCCCGTTTAGATAGGGGATTTTACCAAATTCGGATGATAAGCTTTCTCGATCAGGTGAGCCGAGTCCCTCATGAAAAAGCTGAAGCAGAAAGTTACGGTAAAATGAATAGAATTGGTCTCTACCATGCACCAATTGACCATCTTGAAGTTTGTTCATAAGATAATGTATATTATTATCCAGGAATCTACGTTTTTGGATGAAATAGCAGAACATAAGGCGATTGAGCATTACCGAGGCATACCAATTACGATCAATCTCTTCTGTAATTCCAGTCATAAAGGACAGAAACTCTGTATGTTGTTTTTTGAAACCTTTGTAAAAATCCTTCGTTACTTTTTCGGAGTTCTGGTCGACTGTCGTATTCAACCGCTTGGTTACATCGACCAAAGTAATATTCTCATGCTCATCTATGTTAAAAACTAAGCCTGCAGTTCGTTGATAAAGCAATTGGGGATCCTGTGATATGTAGTATTCTGTTATGATGGTTTTCAGGGGTTTTCCCATAGGCTTATATGCATATTGCCAGACTTGCTTTTGCATTGTTTCATCGACAAAAATTAGCATATGCTCATAGTACCTGCGCTTGACAATTGATTGAATTCGCAACCTATCATTCTTGGGCGGAATGCTTGATCCTAATGGAGAAGAGCATTGTAAAAAACGAAACCCGCTTTTTTCACAGATAACGCTGATATTGTAGGTAGTCCCTTTTAGGTCTGTTTCAAACGATCCGGAAGCATTATCCCATCCCATTTGGTTGAATAAATCTTTGAACTTGAATTCTCTGACTAGTTTTGTAAATGTGTTTTTATCCATTAATTCCTCTTATCAATTAAGCCCATAGAGCAGATAATTTGCGGCTCATCATTATAATTACCGTCATCAGGATCAGTGCAAAGTTTATTCTCTTCCCAAAGCGATTCTACAAGCTTTACCAAAGCATCTATCGGCTCTTTGGTTTTGAAGTAACGGCTGATAATGTTTTTAGCATCTTCTTTAAGGGGATAACGGTATATGGCTTCTACAGCTTTTTTAAGAGCTGTTGATACAAATATGGTGCCATCATTCTCTTTGATGAACTCATCCAGCTTGGTGTAAAGCTGCCGCTTGATACTGCTTTTTCTGCCTAAGCTGCCGGATGTATCACGCTCCGAAGTGTTGATAATAGCAATTCCCTTACCGACCAGTTCATGATGAATCTCCAATTTTGGCAAGGATTTAGTATCAGGCTCGCAAGCTGTCACCTCAAGTATTCTTTTTTGTGATTGTGAGATCATGTTTCCCATAGTATCCACCCATGCCAGGATGTCATTATCATGAACAGTTCTGGCATAAATTATAACTCCGCCAGGCTCACCGTTAGATTCCATAGAGGAATAAACGATGTTAGGAAGCTCAGGTATCAGACGCTCCAGGTTTTTGTCTTTATCGATGGCATTTTTCCAAATCTGATAAGCATAAGACCCTAAATCTATTTCTGCATCTTGTTCATCATCCAGAATCCCGGCTTTTTCGTTGTAGAGATTAACAATACTTGTGGGATCTCCAGCAAAGAAAACTTCATCAGAGCCAAAGACTTCGGCATTCTGACTAATGCGTTTACCAAGCCGGGCTCGAACATTGATAATCTTCTCAATTCCCTTTTCAGGTAAGACATTGTAGCAAAGGATTTCTTTGGCATTTTGACCTATCCGGTCTATACGCCCCGCTCGTTGGATTAAACGTATAATTGCCCAAGGCAGATCATAATTTAGCATGATATGACAGTCCTGAAGATTTTGACCTTCACTCAGCACATCAGTTGCTATCAGAACTCTGATATCCTTTGTAGACTGATGTAAGTTATGGCTTATAGGGCTGAACTGCCTTGCAATCTCAGTGGGGTTATCTGAAGCTCCTGTTGCCACTGCTAAATGAGATACACTCATTTTGCTGAGTTGCTGGTAAAGGTAGTATGCAGTATCAGCAAATTGTGTAAATATTAATATCTTGTCGTGAGCATGGATTTCCATAATGAGCTTGTATAAAGCTTGTATCTGACGATCTTGCTGGGGTTCCCAGCTGTAATTCGCAGTGACTATCTTCAACAGTTTGTCAGTATCGTCCTGGAGTGCCTTCAATAGTCTTTTTGAGAATAACTTACTATCTATCCAAACAAATCTTTTTCTAATGTTTGGTTGCATAAAGTACTCATACGATTCCATCGCTCTTTTAATATAGAGGCTTGTATCGTGACTGAATTCAATGGCTGATACCTGATCTGAATCATCTTCAAAATCGTCAGTATCGTCCAGATCGAGAAATGAACTTACCATGTCCGTGTAATTCTTACCGATAGGAAGATCTAGTTCATTTTCTATGGCGTGTATAAAAATGAAGTTTCGCTGGATGTGACGGCATAAGGAGAGCAAGTAGGAATAACCACTGCTTTCCAATCGTTTAAAGAGATTCGTGCGACAAAACCCAATCAACCGTTTCCCTGCTCTGGACAAATCCTCTACAATTTTCTGTTCAGCAGCACTTAAATGCTTACATTTCGATTCATCTACATATCCTGCAAGCCCATACCGTGGAAGACTCAGAGATCCGATCAGATCTACTTGCTCTTCATTATAGAGCCGCGTATATTGATCTTGCTGACCCTCTATTGGTAATTCGTAGCCAAGCTTCTTGGGTGTTCTAACTGGGAAATAGGACTTCTTACCATCTGGGAACTCGAGATACAGCTCATTATTATCATCTGGGATAGCATAGTTTTCTTTGATGAAAGTACGCGTCCTGCGAATCATATAGAGCCTGATTAGTTCTCTCCAGTCATCGGGGAACTCGCTTTTTTCAAATGCCCTGATACTTCGAATAGGCGTATCCGGGTGCTTCATGGCATATTGGTGGTAACCTTTAATGCTCTCGATATAACGTTCAGGGCTAATCCCTAAATCCTGATCATCGGGGATAAACAGCCTAAGTTGATTTGATAAGTCCTTGTAATCCTTATTGTATGGAGTAGCTGATAAGAGTATTACTTTGCTTTCATTTTCACTGAGATATGTCCTTATAGCTTTATAGCGCTCTCCCTTATGATTTCTTAGGTTATGGCTTTCATCTATAATTACCAATCGGAAACGTTTTTTATCTTTTAGATTTTTCTGAACAGCACTCATGGATATGACTTCTGCTTTCAAATCATACTCGTCAATATAAGAATTCCACATTTCTATGAGGTTTGCTGGACAGATGATCAGAGTAGAATAGTAATAATCCTCTTCAAAAATCTTAGCTACAGCACAAGCAGTAAAGGTCTTTCCAAGTCCTACAACATCGCCAATGAATACCCCATTGCGATTGTACAGCTTTTTAGCTGCGATTAACACTGCAGCTTGCTGGAAAGCAAAGAGCTTGTTTTTGAATACCTTGGGTATTTTAAACTCATTTAATCCAGCTCTGGCTTCCTGAGAAAGATGATAAACCATCTTGAGGTAAATATGATATGGAGGAATGGTAGTCTCACGAGCCCAACTATTATCAATGATTTCAGCAAGTTCTGCAGAGATATCAATACAGTATTGATCAGCCCATCTCTCCTCAAACCAGCTCTGGAGTTTCTTGCATGCGTCATAATCCAGAACATCGACATTCAATTCACCTTGCCGTTCCAAACCAGACATAGTAAGATTGCTGCTACCAACTACCCCAACAATCGGTGCATTATTATCCTCTTTATGCATAAGGTATAGCTTGGCATGCAGAGGGAAGGACAGATGCAACTTAACAATCACTTTCTTTGATTTGATTTGAGCAGAAAGCTCACGTAATGCAGCTTCATCTCTATTTGTGGGAATCCCGATCACAAGCTGTTCTTTAAATTGTTCAGCACACTTTTTTCTCAGATTCGAAGCGGTCTTTATATCCATCCTGATGCCATCTTCATCAGATCTGAATGCAGCTTTGAGTTCTTCAATAGGTAATCTTTGCATGCCAACTAGAACTCTGGCGCATGCTCCATCCCAGCCATTCCATTTCTCAACATTGTGGTCTATGCTTGCCCATCCTCGGAGATTGAAAAATCCAACACAGAAATCAGCTCTATATGAGTGTTCCAGTGTATCCTGAAGATAGGTTAATAATGATTCATTGATATTGTCAAAAATCCTAGGCATTAACTCTCCTTAAACACAATTTGTTAAAGATGGGCAATATCTAAGTCAGCTTATTCGTATAGTTTGCTGTTTCAATTGCTCAATCTTTATCTGGGTCATATCCTGATACTTCCATAGTCCTTTTGCAATGTTACACGACATTAGATGACCTAAGAATTCCTTCAGTATATTATCTTTGATTTCTTTCATTAGCCGCCTCTGGATGGAAACTCTTTGAATAATTCACCTATCTGCACAAACACTATCTGTCAATAACAATATCTGTGGCATCCTTATGCATCCTGTTTTGTCAGATTATTGGTGAGTGGTTTTATAGCTCCAGATTAAGATTAATGGAGCAAACATGGAACAGAGCCTAATGCAGAAGGTCAAAGAGCAGCTACTCAGACACGAGGGATTGAAACTCAAACCTTATCGCTGTCCTGCCGGAAAGCTGACAATCGGTGTTGGTCGTAATCTCGAAGAATGTGGTATCTCTCAGAAAGAAGCTTTTGTCCTAATGGAGAACGATATTCTGCACTGCGAGAGCGAACTGCTGGGTCATATTCCAATTGCTTATTCCGGACTTAACGAGACCCGCAAATCTGTGCTCCTGAACATGTGCTTCAACCTTGGGATATCCGGACTACTAGAATTCAAGAACACCCTGGCTTTTATTGGTGCCGGAGACTTCGAGAGAGCAGCCAATAACATGCTGGCTTCCCGGTGGGCAAAGCAGGTCGGTCGCAGAGCCATTGAACTGTCAGAGATGATGAGGAAAGGCTAATGCCGGCTGCTCTGCCTGTTACTATCCTGGAAATGCTTTCAGTTTTGAACCTGCCGGCAGAGATGGAAGGCAACACCATTTTCAAAGAACATCGGGGTTTAGTCATGGAAACGATCAAGGGCTTAGTTTTAGATAACTATTACCAGTCGGCTCTTGACCCCAGTTTAAGTGATGATGATCCTCGGTATATCGCTTTTCGTATTGCCTATTGCTTCCTGATGCTGCATTCCACCTGTGAGTTCCTCAATTTAAAGACCCTGGGCGAGGGAATCGTTAAGACAGTAGGATTAGACCAATCAGCTACCGAACTGCTCACAGGTGCGGAAATCGATGCCTTTAAATCAAAACTTGAGTTAAGGGCTCTGACTGTCCTGTCTGCCTATCTGAACGATGCCGGAAAAGAAAGGCTGAGTATTATAGTGCCAAGGCAACCCCGGGTAATAAGGGTCGGAGTCATCTGATGGCAGACCGAGTGTTTGAGTCACCGGATGAGCTGATGGTCGAGATCTACCGGGCTATTTATACTGCTCTGGAAAGCAGACTACATCTAATCGGTTCTGTGATCGATGCCGATTCCCGCAAGGAGATATTAGCACAGCAGATTTACGATAAGGGTGACTTCTATGGCAATACCGGTTATCTGGTTGAGACCCAACCTTCCGGCATGACCCTCAGAGTCGGTTCCAATGTCAAACACGAACCTTTTGTTTTGGGCGGTAAGGTGCCTTCCTGGACTCCCATAGCCCCGTTAATTAGTTGGGTCGAACGCAAGCACCTGTCCTGGACTGATAAGGCAACAGGTAAGCTGCTGACCGTCGCTGAGATCGCATATCTCATCCGGGGCAAGATCAAAAGGGAAGGCATAGCTGCCCGTAATGTCTTTGCGGAAGTATTGGCAAATAGAGAGCAGTGGATTTACCAGCAGTTGAGCTCAATCGAGGTCAGTCTATGATTAACCTTGAGAGATTCAAAAAGCAAAGGGACATCATCGTCCACTCCCTGCAACCTTGTATCCAAACCATCCTGTTCAATAAGGACAGTATCCCCAAGACCCTGCCTTGCGCTATTGTCATCCTGGATACCGAGGATGGCATCAAAGGAACCTCCAGACAGTTTACAAGTACTGACATAGCCTGGACTGTCTATTTGATCGTCAATGCCCAGAACGTGGAAGATCCTGATCTTGCCATATATGCTCTCAAAGAGAAGTTCAGGGAAACTTATCTGAACTTAGCTAACCGGGACATACCCCATATTGAGTATTATACAAGTCGAATAGACGGCACCCGATTAGTCAGGATCGCCAAACTCGACCTGCTGAAGAGTGGCTCAGGAGCAGCATCATGAAAGTAATGCGCCTGGGTAATCACAACGTCGGCATCAGTTCTGCCAGTGACTTACTGGAGAGCAAATACAAGCCGGAAGCTGTGGACTTAGCTGTAATGAAACGGGTCGGCAAGCGGCTCATCTCCAAAGAAGCAGAAAGCAAGAAGGTCGTTTCGCAGCCCTACTCTATGAGTAAGCTGCTGGCTCTCTTGGATACCGATGAGTACCATTCCGGCTGTGTGGATGCCATTACGATGGCAACGGTCATGCAGTTCGAGTGCAAGAACTCCAATGTCACCAAGTGGATGGAGACTGCCGAGTTCCCTGCCTGTGAAGACCAGACCACTATCTTAGGCGAACTGATTAAATTCTATATCGCCTGTGGGAATGGCTTCCTGATCAAGATGCGCAACGCCCAGGGACAGTGGATGGGGCTGGAGAGGATGTTACCTACTGAAGTGCAGATAGTTGAGAACTATGACGAGTTCGGCTTCTTCAGACCCAACTTTATCCAGACCAAGAACAACCAGAAGCAGGACTTTGCCTATGCTGATATCATCCACATCAAGAAGAGCACTCACAAGTCCAATGCCTGGGGTCTGTCCTGCCTGCCCATTGCTATCAATGTGGAGATACTCTCCGAGATTAAGACCTTCGACTATAACAACTTCCAAAACGGTCTGATGATCGATTACTTCGTCATTGTCGAAGGTGGAACCCTTAGAGACGGAACTGTTACAGATGAACAAGGCAACGAAGTCATGACTGATGCCTATACTGAGATTGAGAAAGCCTTAATCGATGTCAAAGGCAATGCCAAGTCCCACTCCACAGTCCTGATCGAGAGCGAAAGCAAGGATGTCCACATCCGGCTCGAACCTCTACGGCAACAGGACAGGGAAGGTGGTTTTCTTTCTCTCAAGAAAGATCTTCGGGAAGGCATATTTGCTTATCACCGGGTTCCTGCCCGAGTCGTATCTCAGCTTATCCCAGGGCAGTTAGGTGGTGATAACAAAAGCGATATGCTGATGTTTTACCACTTCGTAATCAAACCCCTGCAGGAACGCTTAGCCTTAACCTTAGCCATCGAGTTCAATTATGAGTTCAACTGGAATGTAACTCCGGCTGACTTCAACTTCGGTAACCTGACAGAAGCTCTGCAATCTGCCGATGAGCAGCTCTTTATGCAGAACCGCAACTTTTCCAATAAACCATAACAATAACCATACCAGGAGGTAAAGTGTACCCATTTAGCAAAAACCGAAAGCTCGTCCAAAAGGGCGAACTGCGTAACGTGGAAGTGGAACTGGTCTCCCTGCTGTTTGATGAGATGACCCCAGCCAATCAAAAAGGCTTTGTCATCAAATCAGCCCAGGGCAAGAGCTATGAACCCAAGACCCACTCCATCAAGTTCAAAAGTGAAAAGACCGGTACCCAGGGTCGGCTGTATGTCACCCTCATGGAGCCGGATGTCAAAGACAGCCAGGGTGACTTCTATTCCAAGGATGAGATCCAGAAGTCCTGCGACCACTTCGCCAAGCATGGTCTGGTCGGTAAGAACGATGTTAATCATAACCTGCAGACCGTTCCCGAGTTTGTCGTGGTGGAGAACTACATCCTCAAGACTGCCGACAAGGAGCATTTCCCGGACACCAATATTGGAGCTTGGGTGCAAGTCCTTAAGTGCGAAGACCTCAGCTCTGATCTCTGGCAGAAAGTCGAGAAAGGTCAGTTCCATGGTGTCTCCATCTATGGCAAAGCCGATGATTACGGCGATACCAAAGCAGTCCTGGATGAGATCAAGACTGAACTCAACTCTCTCAAGAAAGTAGCCGAACACCAAAACAACACCGAATTGCAGAAAGGCATTACTGCTATCTCAGAGCGTATCTCTGACCTTGAGAAAGGTAGTGGGCCGGGTAATATCATGGTCTCGGATGCCATCCGCAGTATCGAGAAGAGCCTGAAAGACCTCTCAGTTACCATGAGTAAAGCCATCTCCAAGTCCATCAAAGGTGAACCGGATGAGAACCAAGCTAACATGGACAAGGAAGTCCTGATCGATGGTAACAAGGTCATAGTCAAAGCCTCCCACCGGGAAATCTACAAAGGCATAGCTGATGTCGATTCCGGCAAAGCCATGAACATCCTGACTGCCAATACAACCAGTCTGTTTATCGATGAAGTAGTGGGAAGTCAACCGGGTGACACCCTATCCGATATCTCGGTCATTCCGCTCCTCAAAGACGAGAAGATCGATATCGGGCTGATCGATGACCTGGTGTTCAAGAACTCCATAGATGGCGCTTTGACAGCTCAGAACGTAGCCACTGCCGACCTGTCAGTTCCTACCGGCATCCTCAATGCCGAGTTTACCTTAGGCAGGGATGTGGTCGAGTTCTATAAGGACAAGTATGGTGAACAAGCCTTTGGTGCCTATGTGGAACAGCATATCGCCAAGAAGACCGAGAAAGCCATGCGTCTGCTCCTGTTCAAAGGTGACAGGACTAGTGGCACTGACAAGCTGAAAGCTCTCAACGGCATCATCAAACTCGCCACCACCGGCACCGACGTGACCGACATCGACTCCTCAGCCCATGTCACCTATGCAGAACGCTTCGAAGCTGCTCTGCTGGCTTTCAGTGATGAGATTCTGGAAGAGCAGGAGAACTTCAAGTTCTATGTCAGTCAGAAAGACCTCATCCGCATCCGGAGTGAACTGTCCAAACGTGAGACTGTCGCTGGTGACAGACTGCTGTTAGAAGGTGGTAATGTCTCCTTTGCCGGTATTCCCGTCAAAGCCAGACTGATGCCCGATGACTACATCGTAGGCGGCATCACCAAGTTCATCATCATTGGTTACCGTACCGATGCCGAACTCAAAGTGGAACACCATGGCTCGGACTGGAAGTACCACTGGTACATCCGCATCCGTCCCGGCATCACTTACATCCCCAACTTCATCAAAATCTTCCATGTCGTATAAGGAGGCATTAATGAAGATATACATCTTTATCGCAGTATTACTGGCGATGGTATTCAACGTAGCCTTGAGCTTGTATGCTCAGTACACCCTACCGGTCGATACCCGCAAAATCGCCATCCAGATGAACAAAGGCTTCAGTTGCCTGACTTATAGCCCGGCTGCCGATACCCTCTGGAAAGCCATCGCTGTGCCCAGTGGTACGGTCGAGGTGGTGGTCATAGCAGCTACCGGTACGATCGGGCTCAGAGCCGATAATAGTAATACCAACAACCAATTTGCCACTCTCCCAGTGGGGGTCCCGGTCAAGATACCGGTCTATAGCCAACGCACCATCTATATCCGCAGGGCTGTAGCAGCCACCGCCAGCGTGGCGAACCTCATCTTTTACAAGTTGTAACCGTAATAACAACCATAACAAACCAAGTAGATAAGGAGTATCTATGGACTTTATCATTCAAAACCAAGAGTTCATCCTCGGACTCATAGCAACCTTACTGGTCTGGCTGATTGCCAAAGTAACCGGCAAGCTGTTGGATAAGACCAAGATCAATGCTGCTCTGGCTATCCTGCTGGACATCATCCAGGATATCAAGATCAACCCTGCCACCAAGGACCTGGATGACTATGCCAAGAAGCAACTGGCAGTGGAGCGGGCTACCAAGACCTTGCCTGCCAAACAGACCAATCTCGTACTCAAGGTCTTTGGCACAGTTGGTGGCGCAGTCGAGTATGTCTTCCACAATCGCAAATGGCTGTTTTCACTCGGTAAGGCGATTAAGGGAGTGTTTTAAATGCCACCTTCTCCCATCACCACTCCGACCTACCCAGCCGGGACCTTGCAGGCTGACTTTGACTTTGCTGCCCTTGTGGAAGGCATGGTTGCGGATAAGATATTCTTTGGCTTCGGTAAATATACCGCTGCCGAGGTAACCACAGCCTATGCCACTCAAGCTGCCCTGACTACCGAGACCACCACCAACATGGACAGTCTTGGTGAACTGGCAGAGAAACCCGGCAAGGCAGACTCCAAGGTCAACAAGCTGAAAAGCCGTAACTACCTGATACCCGGCAAGCGTACCAACACCATTGAACTGACCATTATCGGTCTGCAGGTCAAGCAGAAGAACTACCTGGAGAGCAGAGCCTTTTCCGGTCGGGAAGTGACCATAACAGTCGTCTCCAATGAATTGGACAGGGCTGTGGTGTTCAATGGCATGCGTTGGGCTGTTGAATGGTCAGGTGAAGCTGACGGTATGTTCAGTGTCGTAATCAGCACCGAGTATTCCGGTGCCACCAAAGACCGCATCTTCCTGTTTAAGGATATTCCGGCTGTTTAATGCCTATATGAATATCAACAGAATTGCAAATGAGACATGTAACGACCGTTTGCACTTATGCCATCAAATGTCTCATTTGTTAGTCTGTTGTTTTGATAACCTGTATTCATGATAATGCTGTATGAAATCTTCTGGAAATTTGACTTTAAAGATAGTTCCACGTGAAGTATATACACTTATGTACCCTTTCTTCAGTATTTGTTTAGATTCATCAGGAGTAACAGATTGGTTATTGTCAATAAAGGCATCAAATGCTATCATGTGTAAGTAACAATTTACTCTAAAGCCTGGTGGATTTGGTGTTTTATCATCCGGTAAAGGCATTAAAAACTGCTGAGGCATTGGCATTATGATCTTATCATTAAGGTGAAAGTACATATGGCTGAGTCTATAATCAACCGATCCCTTGTTGGTAATGGTTATATTAACATGGCGTTCATTGCTGCCTGCTGTTAATGTAGAACTTATGTATATTTTTGCTATTTCTCTTCTCGAGAAGACTGCAAACCAAAGTGAAATTGCAACAGAACCAACTGTGCCTAATGCAACTAACATATTAACAATAAGGTTAGCTAACTGGTAGTCCATAACTACCTCCTATCTATAGTTGAGTACATCATTATGAAAATTTCAAAAAGGGTTAGTAAAACAAAAAGTCAAAACGACAAAATTCTCGATGCTCAAATTGAGTCAAGAAAGGAATTAACATGAGCGATTGCCAATGTAAACCTGAAATCAAAGACAAACTCGATAGCGTTCATGAAGAAATCTATGGCAACGGCAATAGCAACAAATCACTTGTAACCAGAATGGCAAGGGTGGAGACGAACATGAAAATCCTCTTGGGCGTCTCCACCACCCAATTCTTTATGCTCGTGGGCGTAGCTATCAAGATGTTCTTCAGTCCCAATTAAAGAAAAGATACCAAAACAAGGAATCACTATGATTAAAGAACCTAAACTGACCTATAATCAACTCCGGCAGATCCTCTGTCTGGCTATCTCCAATAGCACCATCAAGGCAAAGTTAGAGGACTTACTGTCCGGTAAGCTGACCAAGGTCTCGGAAGTTGAACTGCTGGAGCTGATCTCCACCTCCGAAGCCGATAAAGAGCTAATCCGTATCCTCTCCGGACAAGACCCTGACAATATGGATGCAGTGGAAGCTCTGGAGTACATCTCCGCTTTTTTCGCCTATATCAGAGCCAGCAAAGAGAAGTGCAAAGACTGGCTCGGGAGTTTCGGCTTAGCAGTGACAAGCAATCCAAAGCCAACAGATACCCATTCGAGAAGTTCGAGATGATGATGCGAAAACTCGGATTTAACAATGTAGACTTCAACACCCTGACTATGCCTGAGTTATATCTTCGGCTCTGTCTCAACGACCCCAAAGGAGACCTATAATGGATGCTTTAATTGGATGGATCGGCGGTAAACGCCTGCTTCGTAAAACCATCGCTCAGTATGTCCCGGAAGGTATTACAGGCTATATTGAACCTTTCGGGGGAGCTGCCTGGATGCTCTTACTCAAAGACCGTTGGGCTGATCTGGAAGTGTATAACGACCTCGACTATCGCCTGGTTAATCTCTTCCTACAAGTCAAGTATCATCCCGATGAACTGATCAGGGAACTGGACTTTATGGTCGCCAGCAGAAAACTGTTTGGTGATATCATGAAACAGGAAGGCTTGACTGAGATACAAAGAGCAGCCCGTTTTATGTTCCTGATTACCCGGTCATTCGGCTCAAAAGGCGACAGCTTTGGCACCTCTCAGAAGCGGGGAACATCCAGCATGTATAACAGACTGGATCGCATCAAAGAACTGCATAAGCGTCTGGATATGGTTATCATCGAGAATCTGTCTTACGAGAAGGTCATAGAGAAGTATGACACTAAGTCCAACTTCTTTTATTGTGACCCTCCCTACATGACCGGCTATACCTATGAAAACTCCAAGCAGTTCAGTCACGAAGCTCTGTTTCAGAAGCTCAAGAACATCAAAGGCAAGTTTATCCTGAGCTATGATGATAATCCTGATGTTCTGAAGCTATACAAAGGCTATTCCACCAAGCATGTGACCAGAACCAAGGGTATAAACCGTAAGGAAGGCAAATCTGAGTATAACGAAGTAATCATCGCCAACTTCCCCTTGGAGGACAAATGAACAGTATCATCTCCTGGGTAGGTGGGAAACGTCTCTTGAGAAAGAAAATACTCCCACTCATACCTAAGCATGACATTTACTGTGAAGTATTCGGGGGTGCCGGTTGGGTACTGTTCGGTAAAAGTCCTAAGAAGGAAGATTGGCAGGTATCCAGTAAAAGCAGATACACAGAAGTCTATAACGATATAAATGGTGATCTGGTGAACTTCTGGAAGTACATCAAGCAGCACCCGGAAGCCTTTGTGACTGAGCTTAACCAATACCTAATATCCAGAGAGCTATTCGACAGCTTTACTCAGCATGCACCCAAAACAGAACTGGAGAGAGCTATCCGATTTTACTTCCAACTCTCCTGCTCTTACGGCTCCAGGTCAAAGAACTTCTGCATCATGCAGGGTTATAAGTACATGCCCTTAAGACAACTGGAAAAGGTCAAGGCAGCCTCAGAACGTCTGCAGCAGGTGATCATCGAAAAACAGGACTTTGAGAAGATACTGAAGCGGTATGACACACCCAACACGTTCTTCTATCTCGACCCACCCTACTTCACAAAGGAGCATTTATACGACCGCGAAGATGCCGAAGCCTTTACCAAGCACGAAGAGATGGCACAGTTACTCAAGACCATCAAAGGCAAGTTCCTGCTATCTTATAACGATGATCCTTATATCAGACAGCTGTATAAGGGCTTCACTATTGATGAGGTCGAAGCGCAGTACACCGTCTCAGGTAGTTTCCAGACTCAGACTGAGCTGCTGATTCGGAATAACAAAAGTGTTATTTCTCTGTAAGCCTACGTTGAATTTCTTTATTGATGGTTATAACAAAATAATCATGTAGGGCTGGAATGTGACCAAAATAAAAGAATCCTTGATCTCTAAGGTTTTCCAAATCCTCAATCCTCGCAAGAATTTTGATTTTCTCTTCAAAGTCCTTCAAGCTTTGTTCCATAGAATCATTCAGATGTTTGATAAACTTATCGATTTCGTCAAGTTCATTAGTTGTGTTTGTGTTATCTACCATGATAAACTCCTATTGGACATTTGTTTCAATATCCAGCGTATCGTCACATTGTCAATAGCAATATGCCTGATTTAACTTTCAAACTCATCCTCATCACAGACGATGCCAATGTCAAGCTTGCCGAAGTCAAGCAGGAGGCGGAATCCGCTAAGTCATCGGTGGAAAAGCCCATCTCGGTTAAGGTGACTGCTGAACAGGCTTTGGCTACTATTCGGGATGTGAAGATAGCCTTCGATGGAGTGCTGCAGGTGGTCAGTTCAGTGATTAATACTATGAATGGTTACTTGAATGCATCTCTGGAAGCCAGACAATCTGCTATCCTGGCTAAGGTAGCCTTTGGTGAGTATGCAGGGGCGATGGGAGAGTTTGCTCAGAAGATGCAAAGACTGACCAACTTCGATGGTGACCAGTTGTTGGCTCTGATGGCTAAGATGGCTCAGACCTATAAACTGAATAAGGGTGAGATTGAGCAGTTGACTCCGGTGCTGCTGGACTTTGCCGAAGCCAATAAATCGACAGGGATGACCATCGACTCTGCCTTCGATCTGATGGGTCGGGCTCTGAATGGACACACTGAGATGCTGGGTCGCTATGGTATTGAACTGGATGCCACTAAATTGAAGACCGAAGGTGTATCCTATTTAGTGGAAAAGCTGACTGCCGATTATGGTGGAACTGCTCTGGCTCTGGCTGATTTGCGCGTGCAGAATGCCAATGCCTGGGGAGATGTCAAAGAGTCTATTGGTGATATGCTCAATGTCCTGATTGCTCCTCTGCTGAGTGGTCTGCGCTGGTTAATGGATGCCTATCAAAGCCTGTCTCCCCTGATGAAAGGCTTCGTTACAGGTTTATTGGTAGCCATACCGGTTATTGCTACTGTTACCACTGCTGTGATTACCCTGACAGCAGCATACACTGCTCTCAAGATAGCCATCAATCCTGTAGCCGGTATCATCGGGATTGCCGTGGGAGCGGTTGCCGGTCTCGGCTTTGCCTATGCTGCTACTGAAGTAGCCAATAAAGCCGCTATGGAAACTCAGGATCAATACAAAGACAAAGTGGATGAGACCACCGACAGCGTGGAGTCCTTAGTTGCCAAGCACAAAGAGATTGCCCTAAGTATCGACTACGCCGAAGCTAAACGGCGACTGGGTGAGATTAAACAGGAAATGGCAGACTATGAAGATACGGTTAAACAGATGCAGACTGACCTGGTCTTGGTCAGTTCCGATTACTTTGACAGGCAGAAGGAACGCACCATTGAAGCGGCTGAACTGGCTAAGAAGATAGCGATTGAAGATGCCAAAGCTATATCCGAGTTCAATAAGGAAAAGGTAAGGATTGAGACTGAAGCTTCTCTATCTGGGATAGCTTTGCTGGAGTATAAACTGGAATACACCAAACAGCATTACAAAGCGTTGGGAGCCGTTAACGCTCTGAATGCCGATGAGCAAATCTCCACTCTGGAACGTATCAAAAGCTATGAACAGCAGCTTGCCCAAGCCAAACAAAGTGACTTAGAGTCCATGTCAGCTCTTGAGCAGAAGTATAACACTCTGACTATTGATGATGCAGTTCAACGCAGACAAAGAGAACTGGAAATCCTGCGGGATACCGAGTTAGAGAAAGCCCGGTCACTCAATGCCTCCGAAGCTGTACTCGCCAATATCAGCAGTTACTATGCCAAAGAGATTACCAAGGTAGAGTCTGATGCTTCTGCTCAGAAGGTCCGGCAAGCCGAAGTCGAACAGCGGGATAAGCTCAGAGTAGCAGAGGAAGAGAAGCGCAGATTACAGGACTTGGAAGATACCCGTAATGACTTTGCCCAGAGGTCTCTGGACTTAACAGGTAATACTTACCAGGCAGAGTTGGATGCCATCGATAACTACTATACCAGAAAGAGGGATAAACTCATCCAGGCAGGTCTTACAGAGGAGCAGATTACCAAGCAGACCGAATTAGCCAAATCCAGAATCAGAGAGCAGTATGACCAGAAGCACTTTGAAGGGGTCAGTTCCATCCTCGGCAACCTTGCCAAGACCAGTGAAGCCTTCGGCAAGAAAGGTTTTGCGCTGTGGAAGACACTGTCTATAGCCCAGGCAATGATGGATACCTATTCCTCTGCCACTGCTGCTTACAAAGCAATGGCAGGCATTCCGGTGGTTGGACCCGGTCTGGCAATCGCTGCTGCTGCCGCAGCTATCGGAGCGGGTCTGGCGAATGTGGCAGCTATCAGTAATACCGAACCACCCAAGGCAGCTAAAGGCGGTATGTTAGTCGGTAACTCCCATAGCTCCGGTGGCATCATCCTTGAAGCCGAAGGTGATGAGTATATCACTGCCAAAGATAGGGTTCGAGCATTGGGAAGAGGACTATTTGACTTCCTCAACTTCGCTCCTCTGAATCAGGTCAAGCTTGCCTTTGCCGGACTGCCTATACCCAGTGTGCCCTTGCCTGCCAACCTCGGCTCATATTATGCCTCAGGTGGCAGTATCAGTAGTAATGGGAGTATAACTGCGCTCCTGGAAATAATGAGAGATATGCGGGATCAGATAGTGGAGATGAAGCAGAACATCAAAGACTCCAAACCCATCATTGACATCCATGTCGATCCACTATCCAATGATCCTGTAAAAGTGAGTGAAATCGCCGAAGCTGGACAGTTGATTAGGTCAACTATCTGAGTCTATTATGTTAATTGATTTTGCTTTGTTGTACGCAAATTTAAAGGAATAAGTTATGCCTTCACTTCTACCTAGTTTGTTTAAATCCTCTAAAGACCCAGATTTGTTAGGGGGGTTATTAGGAAATATGATGTCAATGGGAGTGTTTCCCGGCTTAACCGAAGCACTTGAAACAGTTAAAATGTGTGTCCTTGTAGGATACTTTGCATGCTCAATAAGACCCTGACAAGAAGCATTGCTTACTTTGTTATGAATGTATATATAAGGATGTTCATCTATTACGTTTTGTCCATTATTCTTGTCATTTCTATACAAAATGCAAGTATATACATTAAGATCACCACTTACGCAATGTGCTACGATAGCCTTAGAAATTTTCTTATTAAGTCTATCTGGCAGGAAAGTAAGTTCACTTGGCTCAAACAAGCGATACTCACTAACTGGGCAAGCATTAGACAATTCTTTAGAAGTCCAATTAAACCTTGTGTTTACGAATCTCATAGCATTCTCCTTGTGCACGAATTAACATTATTTGATACCCTAAAATATGGCAATACAAATTATGAACTTGTTTAGAATAGACTTCATCATGGGCAAGACAGATGCTACGGAATATGGTCAGGTAGTGAATACCTTGATTGATAACAATACTATCAGGCAGATCATCACTTTAAGTGTCTCTGCTGATAAACTGCAGTCCATCTCCAATTATAGCAGAGAACCCAAGCGATTGACCTTCGAGTGCTTTCCTGATACCTGGATCAATGACCACATCCTATCGGGTAGCAATGAGCATGAGCGGTATATCTCTTACTATGAAGTAAAAGTCTATCGGGATAATGCTCTGTTCTTTTCGGGGATAATCGATACCTCACAGTTGAGCTTTGATGTAAGCACCGGTATCCTGAAGCTCATCTGTTACGATAAGATTAAGCTACTCTCGGTCTATTCTGACCTGACTCACTACTATAGCCTGACAGCCGGGTATCAGCCTATCTACATACTCGGTTACTTCCTGCAGGATATCGAGCAGACTATCCCAATCTCTATTCCCTATAATGACCAGTTCAATCTTCCCATTCTTTCTATTACCATGGGAGATGCCTTGACTATAGCCCATGTCGATTATGATGATATCCTGCAGTTTCCCAATCCTCCGGGTGGATGGACATACACCTATCACAACTCATCCTGGGCATCACCTAGGTATGGCTTTATCGTAGATAGCTTAGCCAATAAAGTCACCTTTGCCTTTGCATTTAAGAAGGTCATTCAAGCTACCTATCCCAGTCCTGCCACCACCCGCTACCAAGGTCGATACCGGGGCAGAGTACTAAAGTTCTATAACAACATCTGTCCTGTGGTGGAAGAGTATGATGAGAAGACCGGCTGGGAAGATAGCATCACTTCTCTGGATAATGCTTACAATGAACTACTCAGCTTCTTTAATGACAATGGCATCTCTGAGGCTCAACTCAATACTCTGACCAGTACCGGCAGCTTGGGAACAAGCATTTACGGTAGCAGCCAAGCTGCCAATCAGTGGGTGGAAGCCGACTTTTATGGCAACCTTATGCCCACCAAGCTTCAGCCGGGTAAGTCTTATGAAACCGGACAGGCAGAGCAGACCGATAACCTGAAAGTCCTGCAGGCTATGTTGATGCTCTATAATGCCACTATCTTCACCACTCCCAATGGTAATATCGTTCTCAAGAACAAGGATGCCTATTCATCTACTATAATAGACATAGCTGATGAGGATGTGGTATCCTTCATCTCCAAGCGAGGTAATCAGGAAAAGCCCGATATCAAAACCCTTGATATCCTGGCAGGTGATACCACTCAACTGCAGAGCAATGTCCAACCTCATCTGATAAACTTCTATGACTCCAAGTGGAGCATCGAAGCCACTATCGACAGGCTATCCCAGTACAACCTAAACCTGCAATGCAAGATCAGGATCAAAACCATGGTCTATGCTATAACTGAACTGGAGCGTAACTATCTCAATGACGAATACAAAGTAAAGGCGTGGCTTATATGATAGGATTTCGGATGATCAGAACCGGCAATGGTAACAGCTTCTATTCCTGTGAGAATGGTCAGGTAGAGTATGTTCCCAAGCTGAAGTACCGCATAGAGAAGAAGAATGCCTTTGATCCGACTATCCTCCATCAAAGAGAACCCTATAGAGAGGATACCATCAATCTCGAAGCAATCCTCTATCCAGAAGAGTATAATGCTTTTCTCTACTTCCTGACCCAGGAAGGCAGGTTCTATATTGAGTTCACCTTTTATGGCACTCTCGTCAGGCAGTATCCTGTAATCGTTACGCAGTTGCCTAAAATGCCCGACGACCTGCATGAAGACCCGGAGAAGGTCAAGGTTACCTTAGAATCCAGATACACCGGAGAACTGACCTTCATCAACTTTGAATACATCTCAACCTTAGATGAGAATGAGACAGTCTTTCCAACCCATTAACCAACAACCATAAACAGAATAACAAGGAGATATCATGTATAGATTTGCCATCAGCTATTACATAATGAATGGAGTTACCAGGATACCCTTATCCGGAGTTACTATCCGCTTAGTCAGACCCGGAGATGTTTTCGAGAATGGAGTCAAACTGTCAGAAACACCAGCAGGCTCGGGCTATTATGAAACTGAAGTCCTCACTGAACCGAACTGGGGCTTTTACGAAGTCTGGGATGATAAAGTCAATCCTAATGGTGCCTTTTCAGGTAAGACCTGCACGGTCGGTAAGCTCGATGCAAGAGGAATCAAGGACAGTGCTATATACTCCAACCACATCCTGAATGAAGCCATTACACCCGAAAAGCTTGCCGATGATTGTATAGAGCCAAGACACGTCAAAGACAGCACAATATCGCTCTCCAGCCTGATCCATGAGCTTCAGGATGAGACCAGAGGTGTGGGCGACTCTTCCACCCATAGCCCGGCTATCTTCGATGTTGATAAATATGCAGATCACAAATTGGAGAAGGAATACAATGAGATACCACACGTAATTCTATCGACTCAGTGCGATGCTCATCTCTTTATCAAAGACATCAAACTGGACGGTCTCCAGGTAACTGTAAGCGTCGGCTTAGGACAGAGGTTTCAGGCTCAGGATTTGAAATACACAATTCTGGCTATCCAAGCATGA